AAGCGTTTTTATAGTGAAAGTACGCAGACGAGCTATTTGCTCGGGATTCATCTTGTAATGCCACCCGACGTGGTTGAGATATCCGAAGCTCTGTATTTGTCAGTAATTGGCAATCCCCCAGCAGGGAAAATCCGCGCTCATGATGAAAAGGGCTTGCCCTATTTAATTGATGCGCCTTCGCTTGCCCTCGATCCTTATGCGCAGGAGCGCGAGTGGCGCGACGCCGAGTTGTCATCAGTTATGTGGTTGCGTGAGCGCCACCGCGATCAGGTCGAAATCTCGGATCAAACGACGCTTACCTCTGAGCAGTTCGCGGAGTTGCTTGTGTACATGCAGGCCCTGCGCGACTGGCCGCAATCGCCAGACTTCCCACAGATCAAGCAGCGCCCTATTGCTCCTGATTGGATCGAAACACAGATCCGCTAAAAACCGTTGATAGGTGGCACGCCTTGTAGCGTTGCCACCTACAACGCCCACCTCTCGCCGATTCGCCGCGCGCGCGGCAGCCTGTGCACTGTCATTCCATCACAGCGTAGGCAACCACCCATGGCCGGTTCAGACTATCTCCACGGCGTGCGGGTTCTCGAACTCAACGACGGCACCCGCCCCATTCGCACCATCGCAACGGCAGTCATCGGCCTGGTTTGTACGGCTGAAGATGCGGACCCGCTCGCGTTCCCGCTGGACACCCCTGTCCTACTGACCAACGTGCAAAGCGCCATCGCCAAAGCCGGCGTCAAAGGCACCCTGGCGAAGAGCCTGCAGGCCATCGCCGACCAGACTAAGCCCTACACCATCGTGGTGCGGGTCAAGGAAGGCGCGGACGAAGCCACCACCACCAGCGCACTGATCGGCACCACCACCGCTGACGGCAAATACACCGGTATGAAAGCCCTGCTCGCGGCTAAGGCCCGCGTGGGTATGACGCCACGCATTCTCGGCGTGCCAGGTCTCGACAGCCAGCCAGTGGCCACCGCGCTGGTATCGATCGCCAAGGACCTGCGCGCCTTCGCCTACGTCAGTGCGTGGGACTGCAAAACCAAGGAAGAGGTGGTCGCCTACCGCGAAAACTTCGGCGCCCGGGAGGTCATGGTGATCTGGCCGGAGTTCCAGAACTGGGACACGGTCACCAGCGCGACCGTAACTGCGTCGGCAGTGGCTCGCGCCCTTGGCCTGCGGGCTTTGATTGACAAGGAAATCGGCTGGCACAAGACCCTCTCCAACGTCGCGGTCAACGGCGTGACCGGCATCAGCGCCGATGTGTTCTGGGACCTGCAAAACCCAGCCACTGACGCCAACTACCTCAACAGCAACGAGGTCACCACCCTGATCAATGAGGGTGGCTTCCGCTTCTGGGGCAGCCGCACGTGCAGCGACGATCCGCTGTTCGCGTTCGAAAACTACACCCGCACCGCGCAGATTATCGCCGACACCATGGCCGAAGCGCACATGTGGGCCATGGACAAGCCCATGCACGCCTCCCTGGTCAAAGACATCATCAACGGGATCAACGCCAAGTTCCGCGAACTGGTCAACCAGGGATACCTGATCGGCGGCAGTTGCTGGTACCCAGAAGATGTCAACGACAAGGACACCCTCAAGGCCGGCAAGCTGACCCTCGACTACGACTACACCCCCGTGCCTCCGCTGGAAGACCTCACGTTCCGCCAGCGCATCACCGACCGCTACCTGATGCAGTTCGCCGCTGCCGTCAACGCCTAAACCGGGCCTCCCCGCGAGGGGAGTTAACCCTTTGCCATAACCCCGGAGAATCCCGCCATGGCCATGCCTCACAAACTGAAAAACATGAACCTGTTCAACGACGGCGGCAGCTACCAGGGCAAAGTCAAAACCGTCACCCTGCCCTCTCTGGGTCGCAAGATGGAAGCCTGGCGCGGTGCCGGCATGAATGGCTCGGTCAAGGCTGACTTGGGCATGTCCGACGACGGTATCCAGCTGGAATGGAAGCTGGGTGGCCTGGATCTGATCGTGCTCAAGCAGTTCGGCGCCGTCAACGCAGCGGGTATTGCCCTTCGCTTCGCGGGAGCCTTCCAGCAGGACGACACCGGTGAAATCAGCGCCGTGGAGGTGACCGTTCGCGGCCGTCACGAAACCATTGAAATGGGCGACGCCACACCTGGTGAAGACACCGAGCACTCCATCACCACCACCTGCAGCTACTACAAGCTGACCGTCGACAACGAAGACATCATCGAAATCGACCTTCTCAACTTCATCGAGAAGGTCGGCGGCGTCGACATGCTGGAAAAACAGCGCAGCGCTATCGGCCTCTGATAGCCGTCATCGATCGCCAACCCAATACCTTCACCACCTGGAACTTACCCATGAAAGACGAAGCCACCGAACAACCCGACGTCAAACCACTGGCCGACGACAACACTGTTGTCCTCGATACGCCGATCCGCCGTGGCACAACCAACATCGACAGCATCACCCTGCGCAAACCCAACTCGGGCGAGCTGCGTGGCATCAGCCTGGCAGAGCTGCTGAACATGGACGTCAACAGCCTGGTCAAGGTAGTGCCACGTATCAGCACTCCTACCCTCACTGCCGTCGAAGTCACGTCAATGGACCCGGCCGATCTGTTCGCACTCGGCACCAAGGTGTCTGGTTTTTTGCTACAGAAATCGATGAAGACGGACGCATCCCTCGTTGCGTAGAGGACGCCATGGCCGACCTGGCCGTGGTTTTTCACTGGGCGCCGGCTGACATGGATCAGTTGGGCTTAAAGGAACTGATGGACTGGCGCGAGCGCGCCAGGGTGCGGAGCTCCACCGATGGCAAATGATCTGAAACTTCAGGTGCTGCTCAGTACCATCGACAAAGCTACCCGCCCTCTGAAGCACATCAGTGACGGGGGCATCCAGACTGCACGCGCCCTCAAGGACGCTCGCGACCGCCTGAAAGAACTCAACTCCCAACAGAAAGACGTCAGTGCCTGGCGGGCTCAGCGTGCGGCCGCTGAGCAAACCGGCGCGTCTCTCACCGCCGCACGGGACCGCGTCAAATCCCTGAGTCAGGAACTCGCCGCCACCGACGCGCCGACCAGGGTAATGACCCGGAATTTCCAGGCAGCGGTGCGCGAGGCAACGCGGCTCAAGCAGCAGCACCAACAACAGAGCGTGCAGCTGCAAGGGCTGCGCTCGAAGCTCTACGACGCTGGCATCAGCACCACAAACCTTGGCACCCACGAGCGCCAGCTGCGCGAGCAGATCAACGCCACCAACGCCAGTATCAGTACGCAATCCAAACGTATGGCCGAGCTGAGTGCTCAGCACAAACGTGCAGCAGCAGCACGTAGCCAGATGGAGAAATCCCAGCGTGCCGCCGGCAATCTTGCCGTGAACGGCGCCGCTGGCCTGGGCGCTGGCTATGCAGCCAGCCGCCCCATTGCCGCCGCAGTGAAAGCCTTTGCACCCAATGAGGATTCCGCCACACAGCTCAAAGTGTCGATGATGGACAACACCGGCAAGGTCTCCGAGGACTTCCAGAAGATCACGGATCTAGCCACCAAGCTGGGCGACCGCTTGCCAGGCACCACGGCTGACTTCCAGAACATGATGACGATGCTCCGGCGCCAGGGCATCAGCGCTCAGAGCATTCTCGGCGGTACCGGTGAGGCCGCAGCGTACCTCGGCGTCCAGTTGAATATGGGAGCCACAGACGCGGCTGAGTTCGCCGCCAAGATGCAGGACGCCACGCGTACCAGCGAAAAAGACATGATGGGGCTGATGGATACCATCCAGCGTGGTTTCTATGCCGGTGTTGACCCAACAAACATGCTACAGGGCTTCAGCAAGATTGCCCCAGTGATGGACGTAATCAAGAAGTCAGGGATCGATGCTGCAAAGGAACTGGCGCCGCTGCTAATCATGATGGACCAGGCAGCTATGGACGGTGGTTCCGCAGGCAACGCCTTCCGCAAAATTTTCCAAGCGGGGCTGAATCAAGACAAAGTCGACAAAGCGAACAAAGCGCTCGCGAAATCTAAACCGGGGATGTCGTTCAAGTTTACGGATGACAAGGGCAACTTTGCTGGACTGGAAAATCTGTATGCGCAAATTGAGAAGCTGAAGGGCCTGAACGATACCGATCGAACAGAAATAAAACAGACGTTGTTCGGGGATGATGCGGAGACGATGTCGACTCTGGACGCCATGATGAACAAGGGGCTGGCGGGATATCGGGAAGTCCAGCAGAAGCTGCAAACTCAAGCCGACCTACGCACCCGTGTGAATGAACAGCTAGGCACCCTCACCAACGTCATGGAGGCCGCAGAAGGCAGTTTCACCAACGCCATGGCTGAGTTCGGTGCAGCGGTAGCGCCTGACCTGAAAGACCTGATCAATACGCTGGGCGAGATCGCCAATAGCGTCGGCGCCTGGGCCCGAGAGAACCCAAAACTGGCCGGTGGCTTGGCCAAGGTCGTGGCAGCGATCGCTGCACTGGCATTTGTTTTCGGCGGCTTGGCGTTGACCATGGCAAGCATGCTTGGGCCGTTCGCAGTGCTGCGTTACGGCATGACCATGTTCGGTCTTCAGGGTGGCGGCATTACCAAAATGCTCGGCCGCCTAATGCCCACACTGACCGGACTGGCCCGCAACGCATTCCCCATGTTCGCCCAGGGCGTCCGAATGGTCGCCACCACAATGAGCGGAGCGCTACTGACCGCCCTACGCACCGTGGGTGTGGCTCTGTGGGGCCTGGCAGCAAACCCGATTGTCTTGATTATCGCTGCCGTCGTCGCCGCGCTGGCCGGCGGCGCCTATCTTATCTACAAGAACTGGGACGCAGTGAAGAACTACTTCGCCAACGCCTGGACCGAAATCAAAGCGGGTTTTGACGGGGGGATCGGCGGCATCATCACCACCTTGGTCAACTTCAGCCCCCTCGGCCTGGTGTACCAAGCCTTTGCCGGAGTGCTGAGCTACCTGGGCATCGAACTCCCCAGCCGATTCACGGAGTTCGGCGGCATGATCGTTAACGGCCTGGTCAATGGCTTGATGGCCGGGCTCGGCGCGGTAAAAAACGCCATCAGTTCGATCGGCGACAGCAGCATCGGTTGGTTCAAGGAAAAACTTGGTATCCACAGCCCGTCGCGCGTATTTGCTGAGCTGGGCGGATTCACCATGGCCGGCCTTACCCAAGGCCTGGAAGGTGGGCAGAAAGGACCGCTGGGCGCATTGACCAGCATGACAAAGCAAATGACAGCAGCCGGCACGCTTGCCTTGGGCGCCACTGCCATGCCGGCGTTTGCCGTGGATAACACGCCTCCCATCAGCAGCTCGCCCTCCGCGGCGGTTTACGACAGCCACGACACTTACCAAATCACAATTCAGGCGGGACCAGGCACCGACATGCAGAGCCTGGAAAAGAGCGTGCGCGCCGTGATGGCCCGCCTCGAAAACGAAAAGAAAGCGCGTCAGCGCAGCAAACTCTCGGACCTGGAATAACCACCATGATGATGGCCCTCGGCATGTTCGTGTTCAGCCTCCACACCGCCGCCTACCAAGAGCTGCAACGCCAAACCGATTGGCGCCACGCCAGCAACAACCGCATTGGCGCAGCCCCCGCGCGGCAATTCGTTGGCCGTGGCGAAGATGCCATCACCCTCCCCGGCATCCTCTTCCCCGAACTGGCCGGCACGGCCCTCAGCCTTGACTCGCTACGCTTGATGGCAAACACCGGCAAGGCCTGGCCCATGGTCGAGGGTACCGGGCGGATCTACGGCCTGTGGGTGATCGAAAGTCTCAGCGAAACCAGGACCATATTTTTTCCCGACGGTACGGCACGACGCATTGAGTTCACCCTGAGCATCAAGCGCACCGATGATGACCGGATCGACCTGCTCGGCGCCGGTACCAGCATCGGCGTCAACATCCTGCGGGGCCTGCTGTGATAGAGCCCATCATTGCCAAGGTCACGGGCTACCTGCGTAACACCGCAGAGCGCTATGTCCGAGACGCAGCCTATCCTGTTCCGGCCTTTCGGCTCGCCGTCGACGGACTGGACATTGCCCAAATAATCAGCCCGCGGCTGATGAGCCTGGAGCTGACCGACAACCGCGGCGTCGAGGCCGACCAGCTCAGCATCACCCTCAGCGACCATGACGGCTTGCTGACGATTCCGCCGAAGGGTGCGGTGGTCCGTTTGTGGCTCGGCTGGAGCGACACGGGCCTGGTGGACAAAGGTACCTACACCGTCGACGAAACCGAACACAGCGGCGCGCCCGACGTGCTAAGCATCCGCGCTCGATCGGCAGATCTGCGCAAAGGCCTGAAAACCAAGCGCGAGCGCAGCTGGAGCAACACCACCCTCGGCGACGTCCTGGGCGATATCGCCATCGGCAACGGACTCACCGCCACCATTTCCGGTGCGCTCGACAGTTTGCCCATCCTGCAGCTTGACCAGGCCAACGAGTCCGACGCCAACCTGATCAGCCGCCTGGGCGAAGAGTTCGACGCGGTGGCCAGCGTCAAAGCCGGCTGCCTACTGTGCCTGCCGGCGGGTGGCGGCAAGACCACCAGCGGCATGGACCTGCCCCATATCACCCTCACCCGCGCCGATGGCGATCAGCACCGCTACCTGCAAGCCGACCGCGACAGCTACGACGGCGTGCGCGCCTATTACTACGACGTGAACAGCGCCAAGAAACAGGAGGCGATTGCCGGCGGCGGCGACAACCTCAAAGATCTGCGACACACGTACAGCGACCAGCAGTCAGCTCTCCGCGCGGCCCGGGCGGAGTTCCGGCGCCTGCAACGTGGCAGCGCAACTTTGAGTTACACCCTGGCCATGGGCCGGCCGGATCTGATCCCCGAGCTGACGTACACGCTCCAGGGCGTGAAGGCGGAGATCGACGAGATCATTTGGTACGGTGGCAACGTGCAACACTGCCTAACTGACAGCGGTGGTTATACCGTGAGCCTGGAGCTGGAGAGCAAGCTGCCGGAGGATAACGTTGAGGACCTGGCAGAAGAGAATAGAGGCGATTACACAGGGATCATCGCGTATTTCCGAGACCAGAAGACCGGGAAGGAAAAGACGATTACGGCGGGGGATCAGGCGAGGCCGAAGAGGTTGCGGTGGTTGTATGCCAGTGAACGCACTGCAAAACGTGCCGCGCATAGAGAATGGCAAAAAATTAAAGCTTGATAATTACAACGAAGAAAATAGCGGATCGACCTTAAAACAATAAATCATATATTGGTCGTGTATGAACAACATAATATACAGCGGAACCACAGAACATTAGGACATCGAGAGTTGCTATTGCATAAACTGCTGCATACTGCCAACGTAGGCGCCCAGCTATCGTAGAAAACTCTCCCTCATACGCCACCTGCTTACTTTCAAATCTTTTTGCAAAAACCTTTTTCTGTCGTAAAATTTCTTGATTAATAGTATTCAAAGTAGCGTGTTGATTAGCCAAAAACCCTATTAGAAGAAAACAAAAAACCATGACACCAAAAAAAATAACAGTATTCGCAGCAAACTGGGCATTCAGCCCCGTAGTTTTTTTGAGCTGACTAAGTGCAATAAACGTCGCGATTGGAATACCTAGAACCTGCGCCTGAATATCAGTAATAGCTTTATGAATTTTAGTTATCACATCAACTTTAAAAGCATGCACCTCAGTAACAGCTTTCTCATAGGTGTAATCTGAAGCAAAAAGATTATAACCAGCCTGCAGGCGGCTATACAAATCACCTAAATGGGAAATCAGGTAAGAAAACCTTTCATTCATTGGAACCATGGAAAGCATTTCAATCAAATTCTCGCCAAGCATCTTAATTTTCTGCTCTTTATGATACGGATCAAGCACAAACCGCTCTAAAGATTCAAAGACAGAAAAATCTAGCGCATCGACTTCTTGCACGCCATAAAATAGAGGAACAACAAACCGACCGTCCTTATAAAATACCAATTCTTCCTTTGCCGAATCCAAATAATGCG